GGCGCTGCAGCCGTTCCATCAGGCACCCGGATTGGGACTGATGCTGTGCTGTAGGTGCTGGTGAAGGTGTGGCTAAGCGTGCCACCTGCCGTGACATTGACGTTGTTAGCTGCCGAGCTATACAGACCCGTATCGTCGTCGCCCGTAAAGCGAAGACTCGGGAGGCTGACTGTACCGGCGGGGATAGTGACGTTGCCGGTGAAAGTTGGGCTTGCCTGTGGGGCCAAACCCAAGTTCGTGCTATTTAGCGTCCCAACAGTGATAAAAGAAGTGTTACTTGTATTCCTAATCTTCAACAGACCGTTACCAGTGTCGGCCCACCATTGGTTTGCGAATGTAGCGCTAGGGGCAGATGCGCCGCTGTTGTTTGTAAAACAAGCCGCAAAGTTATTATTTAAGTCACTGCGGACGTTGCTGCCCGTGTCGTTCTGGATCGTTCCGTCAGCTTGAGCCATTTACCCTTTCCCGTAACCAGTGGAAGTCCAATTAAACGTCCGCTGCACGCGGCTGTTGCTTGAATTGTAGAAGCTGATGTCAAATCCAGTCGCAGCACTGTTGGAAATGGTGTAGTAGTCACCCGTCGCCATGTCGAAAGCTGTAACTCCGATCACGGGGGTGGCAGCAAATTTATTGGTGTAGGTCACGCTGACATCCGCGCTAGTGCTGCTGGTCCCGCTGCCTCGGGTGGTGCGGCTAGGCATGTTGCTATCAATCCGCAACTGATCAACCGCGATCTGTTCGTCGTTGTTTGATGTGCTGAACTCCGCTTTTACCTCGTAGGCGCGAGCCTTAAATTCTGCGTTGTTGAACAGACGCCAGCTACTCCAGGTGGGCGATCCAGCGGGGTCGTCTTGGGTGGTGCGGATATACAGCTCGACATCGCAGCCGCTTGGTGCGTCACCGTCAAAGTCTTCAATGTCGTCAAAGTCTGCCACGTCGTCGATGCGACCGGCGAAAGGGAAAAACGCCCTAGCCCGCAAAGTGCTTTCCAGCTTGATGCTGAAAACATCGCTAAGCGTGATTGGGTTGTTCTGCAGCAGGTAAGTTCCGCTGGTGTTCAAGGTGTCGTCACCCTCAAGCACTAGTTGGTTGGTGATTGCAATTGGGAGAGTTTCTTCTTCCAGCAAGAAAGTGTCAGTGCCACCCTCGAACAACATCTGATCGCCGTCTTCCAGCGTGACGTTGCCGACCGGGTTGCGGCTGCTCGTTCCATCCTCGGCAAGCAGGAAGAATCCGTCTTCTAGTTCAAAATCACCGGCAGAGCTGGTCTGACCGCCGTCACCGCTTAGAAGCAGTTCGTTCAGGTCAGTGTCAACCGTCAGATTGGTTTTTGATCCTGGGAATGTCGGGTCTTCCTGCTGGCTATCAACATTCACCAAATCCTCAAGGTCTGGTTTGGTGAACTCGATCAGCGCAGCGGTCAGACTTTCGCGCCCGCCAGAGTCAACAAACTTGGCGAGGTAGGTGCCCTCTTTCAGGTCGGCGTAGGCCTCGGTCGCGCTACCAGCCAGATCCTGCGAGATGCTGGTGGACTTTGCCCAAGTAACGCCAGACAGATCAGGCGAATGGCGCACGCGGACGTAGCCACCAACGCGAACATCAAGCTCGGTTGATTGCGTCCAGGTCAGTTTCGCTTGGCCGTTCACCGGGATCATGCTGAACCCACTCACGGCCGCAGGTGCTGCAGTGTTGCCCGCAATGTTCTGAGTCAGTTCCGAAGGATCAGAACGTTTGCCCAGAGCGCTGATGGCAACGATTCGGAATGTGAAATTTCCGGTTTCGTCCGTGAGAAATGTGAGGTTGTTGTAGGGCGTGTCACCAACAGTAAAAAAGCTCAAATTGTTGGCCGTTTTGTACGAAACTTGGTAACCCGTTGCGCCGTCAACGTTGTTCCAAGAAATATCAATTTCAGTAGTGACGCGGTTGCCGGATTCGACCAAACGCTCGCTGACATCAATGCCGCCAGGAGAGGCAGGCTTCTGGTTGAGCGTGGTGATATCACGCGGCTGAAGTGTCAGTCCATCCTCGATATGGGCGTATTTGCTGTCGTTGTGCTCTAGCGCTGTGATCTGATAATTTTCACCTTTTTCAGTAACACTTAGCACCCGGAAAAGCTGAGCCTCAACATCACTTGTCTCGACGACATAGATCGTCTGAGCCTCAGGCGCAACGCTGAATGCAGAGCTGACTGTGATGGTCTTGTCGTCGAAGTCACCATCGCTGATATCACGTTGCTCGACGCGGCCGTCGGGCATCACGACGCTGACAGTGTCGCCCTCATCGACCGCGATGCTTTGGTCAAGTGTCAGGACAGTTGTTGTAGCGCTGGCAATGCGGCCACCCTTGCGAGCGCCGGCCCGCATCTGATCCGCCACTTTGATGATTTGGCCAGGGCGAACAATCGCACCATCAAGGCCAACGGTGAAACTAACCGTGTCCGATTCTTGCTGCTCGGAGTAAAGAAGCCAGCGGCCCAATCTGTTGGCTTGGCCGCGACTTGTGCAGCCAAAGGCTGCCATTCGAACCTCAATGATTCCGTATTTAGCAATTGCCGCTTCATCTGAAACGTACTCAACGCGCTGCTGGTAGGCCTGCTCTGGATCGTTCCAAGTGACCAAGGCAACGGTATGGCGAGCCTTTAGGCTGCTGCCTTGATAGTTGAAAATTCCCTCTATGACGTTGCCATTGTTGAACAATGCGGCCGGGTCTTTTGGACTGTCTTGCGTGAAGGCAATCTGTCCGGCAGACCAATAGGCCATGCCACGGAAGCAAGAGCAGAAATCCTGAACGACGCTGTAGGCCTCTTCCCTTGACTGCAAATAGACGTTGCAAAGGAAACGCGACTCTGTTCCGCCTTGGCCGTCAGAGATCTGCGCTGAGCAATATTTTGAGATCTCATATAGCGTCCATTTATCTACTTGAGCAGACGTAACAAAGCGTCCTAATCCATATCTAGAGGACGTAATAAGGTCGCGCAAAATCCACGCAGGATCCGCGGTCCAAGCCACTTGGAAGGTGCCATCCCAGACGCCTGAGTAAGAAATAGACCCGTCATCTCGCACGGTTCCATTGCTCGGGATCTGGACCTTAATCCCTTTGATGTCATAGGCACGAGTCGGAATAGCCGCAAACTGCGAGGCCTCAAACCTCAGGCCAACCAGTGCCGTCAACGGATAACGGAGCTTGGCATCAATGACCTCGGTGTATCCGGCAAAGGTCATCAGCCGGACATTATTTACGCTGTCATTGGCACCCGAGACACGGCGCAAGCGAATGTCCCAAGGCGCATCACCTGTCAGCTCAATGCGATGACTGCGCTCGTAGGTGCTAGTGCATTTACCACTGACGCTTGTGTTCAGCTTCTCGACATACCCGCCACCATCTGATTGCACGTCGATGGCATAACCCAAAGACGTTGCCTTCAGGCCATTGCTTACGACAAACAGTTGGTTAAAAGCAATTCGAACAATGACTGCATCAACATCAGCGTCGGAGATAGTGCGAACAACGGAATCACCAACATCATCACCGACAGCGCTGTTTACATTGACAGCATTCTCGCTGGCCGAGAAGCCTTCGACATAGTCTTGATTCTGAGTGCCTACGCGAGAGGCAAAATCGCTGTAAACGAAATTATCTGTGCCGTCATCATTCTGGAGTGGCGTGTCATCGAAAAAAATTGATTGCTCTGGATCGTCAGGCGTCGCAAAGCCTTCGATCTCACCTTCACTGATGACATCAATCAGTCGAACGCTGGACTTACTGAAAAGCGAGTTTGCGTCATCTCTCCGCTCAGGCGCTGTGCTCTGAACAACGACCGTTTGCTGAACGGTGACATTCTGTTGTGGTGCAGGTTGTGACTGGCGACCACCACCAGCGCCGGCAATACGTTTAGCCATCAGATGTCTGTCGTACTAACGCCGGCCGATACGACCACGCTACCGACGCGCATCCGCCCGTAGCAAAGCGGAACTGGGTTGCCTTGAGCGGTCAGGTTGACGGCACCGTTGTAGATGTAGCTCGAACGGTTGTCGGCTGGGTCATTATTTGCAGGCTCGAACGAATCGCGACGAGCAGGCGAGCCGCCGCCCGTAAGACCTGGCAGATCTGCCGGCTGAGGTGACAACAGCTGCGACGTGCCCGAAAGGATTAGACCGAGACCAATCGTGCCACCGACAGCAGCGGCCGCGGCAGCAAAACCACTGGCCCCAGCGACAACACCAAAGCCAAGTGAGCCACCAGCGAAGAGGCCCACACCAGGAGCCGCGATCGCGATGGCCACCAAAGCAATGCCAGCCAAAATCTGACCAATGCCGCCACCTCTGCCGCCTGCGCCTGCAAGCACTGGGGTGATGCTGATCTCCTCTTGCTGGCCTGTTGGGTTGTGGATCTCCTCAACGTCTTGCAGGCCAAAGCGGCCCACCTGAACGATGTAGCCGACGCCTCGCTCGCCAGCCGTCATCAATGATTTCTGAAAGCCCTCAAAGTTGGCGCACAGAGCGCGAATAGCCTCGGCCGGTGTATTGAGGTCGAAGTGATGAACCCGGCCAAACTTTTTGCCAAGTTCGCCGCGTAGCACCACTCTTTTCATAGTCGGCTGCGGTGCCTCAGGATGTGGGTCGTGTTCTTTTGATAGTAGCCAGACCAGAGATCACGACTTGAGAGTCGCCGTTCCAAGTGCTGCAAGATCAAGTTATCGCCAATATAGATGGCCACATGATTCGACACAGGCGACACGATCTGCATCAACAAAGCGTCGCCATATTGCGGCTCTAATTCAGGGTCTACAGCGACAAAATCTTCGGCCCCAAAGTTATCGACAAAGGTATTCATTCCCTTGTGCCACCACTCACCATGCCGCTCATAGTCAGACAGCTCTAGGCCCCACTCTTGCTTGTACCAGTCACGGGCCAAGGCGTAGCAGTCGAGCGTCCCGTAGCACCACTCACGGCCCAGTAGAGGCGGCTCCCAGCCCTCTGGGTGGTAGGTGGCCCACAAAGCGGTTGGCCATCCCAGGATGTGCCAGGGCAGGCCAGAGGCTTCCATGGCAGCACGGTCGGCCATGCTCGCCTTTGGCTTCATGTTCGGATGACTGTGGACCACGGCAGTGATCGCCCCCGCGTCATCTGCAGCCGCGTAGTCCTGGGGGTCCATGACGAAGAGCATTTCTTCGGTGGCCGTGTTGCGACAGGGCCAATACCGCTCGCGGCCCTTGACGATGACAACCAAACCGCAGCACTCCCGCGGGTACTCCTGCTCAGCGTGCTTCTCAGCCGCGGCCTTTGTTTCGGGCCTCATCCAATCAGTCCCGCACTTGGGAACCCGCCGTAGGGAATCTCGGCATTTTCCCCAAAACGTAGCTTGCAGCTAGACAAGCGATGGCCACAGACATCGTTGGCGACATCGTCAACCTCGTTGTCGTCGATGTCGTAATAGTCCGTCCCGGTGTATCCACAACCTTCGCCTTTGTAAGTCCAAGGGCAAATGTTTTGGATGATCTGCCGTCGGGGGAGTTTGAC